ACCCATGGCTGATATAAAGTTAGAGACCCTTGTTCCTGATGTAGTAGTTGAGATTCAAGGCGCACCATCATTTACGATTATACATTCTCTACGCAGAGCGACTTCTGAACTGTGTGAGCGAACCCTCATTTGGGAACATACAGAAGACACTCTTGATACAGAGGCTGGAGAGATAGAGCATGACTTGCCTATTCCAAGGAATGCAGAGCTGGTTCAGCTTATTTCTATTTCTAGAAAAGGCGTGGAGTTAATACCCATTTCAGTTCGTAAGATGTCTCAGCTGCAGGGTGACGTTGAAGATGAAACCCGATGGGCCACTCCACTTTATTACTCCACCGATGGAATATTAACCACTCGCATGGCACCCATACCTAAAGTATCTGAAGAGCTTGAGTGTCGTATGGCATTAAAGCCGAAACAAAATGCAACGAGCATTCCTTATGAGCTGGGTGTTCGATGGCGAACTGCCATTGAAACTGGAGCGAAACACTTCCTTTGCATGATGGCGAATACAGAATGGTATGACCCTAATCGTGCGGCCTATTACAGGCAACTATTTGATCGTGAACTTGCTAGGGCCAAGGTTGCTCAGATGCAAGGTTACGACAGTACAAATCTCCGCGTTAAGTCAGTTCGATTTGGAGCGTAGGGGCGCTGGCCCAATCCTGCACTATTTAGTGCAACTTAAAACCTTATTTGGAGTTAGCAATGTCTAAGTTTTCTGATTATCTTGAGCAGCATATTCTCAATGCCACCTTAAAGGGTGGTGACTTTCCCGATATTTCTCAGGCCTATTTAGCTGTATTCATCGGTGATCCTACTGACGCGGCTTCTGGTGGCGCTGAAGGTGCATGGACTAACTATGCCCGTCAAGCAATGTCGTTTGGCACTATTTCTGGTGGAGCCGTTAACAGCTCAACCCAGATTCAGTTTCCTGCATTGGTAGGGTCTAACGTTACCATTAGTCACATCGGCATTTTCGATGCGGCATCCAGTGGCAACATGCTTTATCACACCAATTTGGCAACGTCCAAGACACTAACCGCTGACGATGTACTGTCGTTTGCTGTCAGTGGTGTTACGGTGACACTAGACTAAATGAACTTTTCCGCACTCAATACACACGCGATTGGTGTTATCTCTGCTTCGGCAGAGGTGACAACAGTTGAGGGTGCGGCATCATTAAGTGCAGGGGCATCTGCTTCTGCTCAAGCAACTTTACACTCTCATGCTACCGCTGCTGTAATCAACTCAGTCGCATTAACAACAACGCAATCTGTTGTTCGTTTTGCCATGGCTACTGCCACACTAGGTTGTAACGCAGCTGCAAACGTAGAAGGGTATAGAGTTAAGTTTAGTAACGCTGAAATAGTTTGTGCAGCAAGCAGTGATGCTAATGCTGTGGTTCACAGGCAAGCAGTCGTGTACGTTACGGCTCAAGCAACGAATGTTGCTGTAGGATCGAGGGTGGCCTACGCGTCTGCTTCATTACAAGCAGAGTGTAACCTAACCGCTAACTCAGGTAAGGTCACTTTCTCCTCTGGAACATTGGTTGCTAATGCAGCTATGTCCTCTAGTGCAAATGTTCATCGAGGCGTGCAGGCATCTATCAATGCGACTGCCGATTCTTCCTCATCTACCTTTATAGTCACTCCAGCAACAGCCAGTGTTATCAGCTCTTGCTCAGTTCTATCAGAAAGCTCAGCGCAAGCCTCAGCCCAATGTTCTGTAGCGGCACAAGCTAATCTAAGTTCATCTGCACACTGTATTCTTCAATCAAGTGCTGGTGTATCCGCATCAAGTGAAGTCGATTCATCAACTTATGTCGTATGGGATGCCTATGGTGTCTTTATTGGCTCAAGCTTAGCGATCTCAGTCGGTGAAAAGAAAGCGGTGGCACAGACCACTTTGGTTGCAAGCGCTGCATTAACTGCCGTTGCAACTTCAGGAGCGTTCTCTTATGCCACTGTTACTGCTCAATCTAACATCATCGCAACCTCTAGTATTATTCATGGCTTAAATGCTAGCGTTACTGCAAGTAGCTCACTATCTAGATCTGACACCCAAACTTTTGTGGTTACTGCTTCTGGCGGTAACTATGTCATTGCTAGCCAATCTAATAGACCATTAGATTTCAAAGTCGGATCTACATATACATTCGACTTATCAAGCTCTAGCAATGGTTCTCATCCTTTACGGTTCAGCACCACTAACAATGGCACACATGGTGGTGGCAGCGAGTACACTACTGGCGTAACCATTACTGGTAATCAAGGTCAGGCTGGCTCTTCGATTTCCATTGTTGTCACTGAAGACACCCCATCTACTCTTTATTATTATTGTGCTTACCATTCCGGTATGGGTGGCACTGTATCTGTTTCAAGTGCTGACGATGTTTCAGCCAGTATAAATTCTTTTGCAAGCGCAGCCCTTAATGGCTCCGCCTTAATTACTGCATCATCAAATTCTGTTATTGAAGCCTCAGTTACGATTGCTTCTGTATCAGAGTTAACGGCTGCTGCTCATGCAGTTGTAGATGCTGGTGCAGCATTTGATTCAACGAGCAATGTAACTGCTGAAGCCATAGCGATTTCTGGTGCTCAAGCAAGTGTTTCTGGCTCTAGCTCACTATCAAGTGTTAGCTATAATGTATCCTCGGCTAGTGCAACCTTTATTGGCTCCAGTATTGCCATCTCAGTTGGCCATAAGAAGTCAGTCGCTCATACAACCATCAATGCTAACGCAGCCGTTTCTAGCGCGGCTAACTCTGAGGTTTACAACGCAGCTTCAGTAGCAGCGTCAGCTGTTGTGAGTTCGATTGCAGTTAACTATTCATCTGCTCAAGCCAGTTGTGTCGCTCAGAGTTCTGTTTCAAGTTCAGCATTTAATACTGCTAATCCAAATGCAGCTATTATCGCTCATGCAAATACATCGGCTACGACTGCTACTATACATTTTGCAACAGCTAATGTTGATGGCTCTTGCGTCATTGCTACTGCGCCATATCGTGTTATTGATGTATCCGCAGCGTTGTCTGCTTTTGCTGTTTCCATATCAGTTGGTAATAAGATTTCAGTTGGAAATGCTCAGTTTATAGGCACTGCCAACCTAACAGCTGTAGCACAGGCTAGTAGTAATGGTCAGGCAACAGTTACTTGTAGCGCCTCGGTTTCAAGTTCGGCAATCGCAGCGAGAATTATTCAAGCTGAAGCCTATGTGCTGGATAGTTTTGAGGTAACCCCCGCCTACACGATACCTGAATACGATACTTACACCTATACAACAGCTACGTCAGTTTATGGGTATTACTCTCCTGTACCTTCGTTTCAATCTCGAACTAATCCGGGCGGAGTTACATACTATTATTCTGGTAGTTATTACTTTTATCATGGTATGTACCCTGCTGGGTCAGATTACACATGGACTTTTACCCCTCAGAATCAAAACTCTTCTCCACCTACAGAGTCTTCAACTTGGGGAAGCTTTGGGCCTGCTCCAGCTGCAAATACATCAGGCCGTTATAAAGGCGCTGTGATTGGAAGTATTAACCATCAAGACTCTGTGTATATTCCCGGTCTGAACCAAGTAACTGTAACTCACTACGCTACTCGTTACCAAATACTAGAAGACACTGTTACTACACACACGACCACTCATCCTGCTGTTTACGTTGAAGCAGTATCTGTACCAACAGGTTACACACCTAATGCTCAGGTTGTGGTTTCAGATGTAAGTGTCCTTAGTGGTAGCTTTGCATACTCAACAGCATCAGCTGAGGTTACTGCAACAGGTACTCGAGTTTGTATAGGCATAGCAGACGTAACCAGTGCAGCATCAGCTACGTCAACAGCGTTCACAGTAAGGTACATTGACGCATCAGCAACAGTTAATGCTACGGCAGACTTATCGTTAAGTGTCACTGTTGACATATTAGGGTCAGCCCAAGTATTGGCAGATGCTGAAGCAACAGCTGAAAGCTTCAACACTTTACTTGCTACTGGATCGTTCAGTGGATCTAGTCTGGCGATTTCTGTAGGTAATAAGAAAGCTGTAGGCCAGACTGATATTGTGGCTACTGCTTCAGTCTCTGTCGCTTCATCAACCTATGTGATATTTGACGCTTCAGCAGCAATCAATCCATCTGTAACCATAAGTGCTGTTGGAGACCTTACAATTATTACTGCGGGGCTATCAACAGCTACCGCAACAGCCAGCATTGTTGCTTCTGGCTACCTATCAGAATCAGTTGCCAGTGCTTCAGTCAATGCCTCAGCCACAGCCACAGCTGATGGCGACAACTTAATCGGTGCCGTAGCAAATGTTATTACCACACAGTTCTATACAGAATCTGTATTCCATCCTGCCGTAATAACTGCGGGGTATTGGGTTCCTGCTGTGTGGGAATGGGCAGTCGTAGGATCCACAGTATATGTGAATGGGTCTTATAGTTATGGCCCTGTCGGATCAGGATATAGATTCGTATATCCCGGTACAACTTCTTATCAAGGAAGTGACACATACCTAACTTATGCTACGGAACAGTATACACAGACAGCAGCAACTTACTATGTAAACCCTGTAACCGTTAGCGAAGCCTATACCACTCCAGCGTTCTGGACAAATACAGGATATACCCCTTCTGCAAATGTTGCAGCTGAAGCCACCGTACTATTTAGCTTCAGCCTCACTGCGTCATCTGAACTGTCTGCCACAGCTGGAGCAATACAAACTGCTTCTGCTCAGATCTCAGCGTCAGCAGATACCACAGCCGCTTCTTACATTGAGAGTTCTGCAACCTGTACGTTAAATGGTACAGGTTCCATATCTCCAGTTAACACAAACTTCCTTAAATTCACCAGTGCTGCACTATCAGCTTCGTCTGATGTTGTGTCATTAGCTGATAAGGAAATTTATGCCAAGGCGGATGTAGTTGGAACGGCTGACATAACTGTTTCAGGAACAGGAATAAACGCTGCGTTTGGTTATTCAAATGCCGCAGCTTCAGTAGAAGCAACAGCCTTCCGAATGAGGGTTCCTTCTCCGATAAACGCCATAGCAACAGCTGAAGTAGTAAGCAGCTTTACTTATGTTTCACAGACGGGTGAACGCAGTAACGGCATTCTCATATTGGTTGAGGCAGAAGTCCGATCTATAACGGTTGAAGCGATTGACCGAGTAATCATTGTAGATGCAGAAGATAGAACCATCTTTGCCGAAGCAGCTTAAAGAGAGATATTTATGGAATCGTATACCAAACAGCCCACTGAAAGATTGGACTATGACATTGATTTTACTGCATGGCTTCCAAGTGGGGACGCGATAATTTCCACTGTGACTGCTTCAGCTCCAGCGGGCTTAACGATTTATGTGACTGATGCAACGACCATCATACCTAAAGTCTGGGTAGCTGCGGGTGTGGATAAAAAGAGCTACATCGTTTCTGTCACAGTTGAGACCAACCAAGGCCGAACTAAAGAAGTCAACTTTAAAGTTAAAGTAAAGGATACATAAAATGGCTTTCGAGAATAACGTACAAGGTACGCTACAGGCAAACTTAGCTATCGGTGCAACTACTGTTGATGTGGTTAAAGCTGTTGCCCCAAATAAAGATGTTCCTACAAGTGGCCGTTTAACTCTATCTGCCACAGACAAGACTGAGATCATTACTTATACAGCGCGTACTAATCCTACTAATAGCCAAACTTTTGCAGTTACTTCAGTTAGTACGGAGTCAGGTAATAAGTATTACATCAATGGTGTA